ATTTATTTGAACACGCATTATCAAGATATATGGAAGTTCCTGCGGATGAATGGGAAATTGCAATATTTCTTCCACTAGAAAGATTTACAAGTGAATCTGGAGGAAGGTCAACACGAAAGAAAATATGGATGGACACAAGAACAAAATACGCACGACAAAAGGGAAGATAAATGCCATTTAATGTAAATGACTTCAAAGCTCGTATTGATGGGCATTTAGCTCATCCTGCAAATTTTCGTGTAATGTTTGCTGGAGCAATTGTAGATGCAGAACCTGCTCGTCTTCTCGCATTTTTATGTAATCAGGCACAACTTCCCGGTAGGGCATTTGCAACTCTAGAATATACTACGCATGGACCCATTAGAAAAATTCCATATCAAAATATATATGATGATGTAGTTCTTAGTTTCTATGTAAAAGAAGACATGGGAGTCAAAGAACTTTTCCAAGAATGGCAGAATTTTATTGTTGATAATAATACAGACAGCCAGTTTAGTTATTTTGATGACTTCGTAACTGATATTATTATTGAACAATACGATTCAAGTGGAAAATCTACATACGGATGCAGATTGATAGATGCATATCCGCTAATGGTTGCACCAGTTCAACTAGATTGGGGAGATAAAGACTCCTTCATGAATCTTCAGGTAACTTTTGCATATCGTTATTGGAGAGAAGAACCACTTAACCTGAATCCATTTGGAAACTATCTTACTGTAAATGACCTATATCCAAATTTTGATGTGAGTGGGGCACTAAATCAATTTGGAGTGGCTGCATTCTCTAGAGCAGACGGACAAGTTATGTCCGGCATTGGTCAGAGAATAAACTTTATGAAAAATCTTGGAAAACAATCAAGCAAAATTACTGGAGTCTCTGAGTCAAACAAAGCAGGGCTTGATAGATTTATGATAAACAAATAATTTTAATTATCTGAAGGAGAACGTATTTTATGGCACTACCTAAACTTGATATACCGATGTATGAATTGGAGCTACCTTCAACCGGAGAAACAATATCATACAGACCGTTTTTAGTAAAAGAAGAAAAGATTCTTCTGATGGCAATGGAGGGAAAAGACCAAAAAGAAATAACAAAAGCCATAAAGCAAGTTATAAACAATTGTTTGGTTGAGGGAAACATAGACACCAATACACTTCCATTATTTGATATTGAATATATTCTATTGAATCTTCGTTCTAGATCTATGGGTGATGTCATTACGACAAGCTACTCTAGAGCAGGATGCGAAGTTGAAGGGTGCAAACCTATTGAATTTGAAATCGACATCAGCACGATTAAAGTCGAAAAAGACCCAACACACACCACCAAGATTGAATTTACAGATTCTGTTGGAATCGTCATGAAATACCCTGATGTTGGATTAATGACAAAGATGGGAAATATCACAAATGCCAAAACAGAAGATGCGTTTAAAATGATTGCCCAATGTATTGATAAAATTTATGATGATGATAATGTATATAGCAAGGCAGACTATACACCCAAAGAAATGAAAGATTGGGTTGAAGGTCTAACTCAAGAGCAATTTAAAAAGATAGAACACTTTTTCACAACAATGCCAAAGATGTATAAGGATATTAAATTTAATTGTGAAAAATGTGGATACAAAGAAGATATCAGAATGGAGGGTTTGTCAAGTTTTTTCGGCTAATCCTCTCTGACCATTCGTTGGAGGGGCTGCTGAAAATAAACTTTTCACTTATGCAATATCATAATTATACTTTATCAGACATTGAAGGATTGATACCTTGGGAAAGAGATTTGTATGTGTCTATGGTCATTGAACATATAGAAAAAGAAAAACAAAAGATGGAAGAGAGGAATAGAAGTTAAAAATGGCAATGCTTCTTACCGCGCAACAATTAAATGACGTATTCAAACCCGTAACAGAACTCACAAAATCTATTGCGAATTCTGCACTTGTGCAACCTGTAAAAAATGTTGCAGGACAACTTCCCAGTCAAAATTCAATGATGGCAAGGGGGTTGGGAGGTTCTCCTGTCGCACAGGCACTTGCTAACCTCAATTTTCCTCTGCAAGAGACTAAGGAAGCAGTTGAAGAATCTTCTAATCAGGCACAACAGGTAGAGAGCGAATCATCAAGCATCATATCTGGCGAACTGGATGTCATTAAAGATCTTTTATCTCACATTGCAATTGATACTGAAGGTTTAGTTAATTTAAATGCAGAACTTCTTTCTACTTGGGTAGACCAAGCAACAATGGAAAGAATAATGCACGAAGAACAAATGGCACAATCTGCCGCAGATAGACTAAGACAAATTGAAGAATCAAGAGAAAGGGCTAGAGAATCAGGTAAAACAAGTGATGACGAGCCCGGTAAAGCAGAAAAAGTTCCTGACAAATCTGGAGGATTGTTTTCACAAATCGGTGGAATGTTTAGTAAAATCCCCGGATTCGGAATGGTATCATCATTATTCTCAGGAGGTGTAGGAGGCATCACAAAGATTTTTGGAAAGTTATTCATACCATTCACAATAGTTCTGGGAATTCTTTCTTTTGTTGAAGGATTTATGAAAGGAAAAGAGGAAGGTGGAATTGGAGAAGGAGTAATACAGGGACTTGAAATGCTAATAGAAAATATATTAGATGTTCCTTTAAATATGCTAAAAGACCTTCTTGCGTGGGCATTGGACACACTTGGTTTTGATGAGGCATCAGAACAAGTTGCGAAATTTGACTTTGATATATCTTCTATTGTTCGACCAATTATTGATTTTTTTACTGGGCTGTTTGACACCCTCATGGATATTCCAAACCAAATATCTGATTTTGTAAAAAACCAAATAGCAGATGTGCCTTTTATTGGTGGTGCTATAAGTTCAATAGGTTCTTTCTTTGGTGGTGATGATGAAGAACTTGCTAAAGCAACTCCTGCATCTGCGGCTGCGGAAATAAAAAGAAACAAAGAGGGATTTAGAATGAGCCCAGAAGAAATGTCTGAGGAAGAACAGGAAGACGCTTTTGCGGCACGAAGAAGTAAAATAAGGAAAGATAACAACCTGGGTCGGTATAACTCATCAACGAATGATTTTTTTAGGAAGAGGGATAAGGCTAGTCAAGATAAAGTAGATGCATTTAACCAGGCCCAGACCGAAAAGCATAATTCTCCCGAAATGGTAGCAAAACGGGAAGCCATGATGGCTCAAGAAAATATACAATTAGCAGAAGAAGCAATTGCAGAAGAAACAGACCCAGCAATAAAAGCCGAAATGTTGAAAGAACTAGAGGGTATGAGAGCAAGTATGGGGGGTTCAGACATAAGAGGAGCAGCCGCAGGAAGAATTCAAGACGCGGGAGTAGCCAAAGCGGGTGCAGGTGGTGGACCAACAGTAGTTAATGCCCCAGTCACAAATGTTCAAGAAGGAAGCAAATCATCTGTAGTAATGCCTCAAGGCAGAGATCTACATGCTGACCCATCTCTCGCACAAATTAATCCATAAAAAAACCCCCCATCCGTTTTGGGATGGGGGGTTTTGTATCTCAGGCACTCTTTGGTTCAATAAGTGGTTCCGTATAAAGCTCCCTCATAGTTTTATCTGTGCCTGCCATAATTCTAACTAAAATAATTACGCTAAGAATTGCCATGTATATAAATTGAAATCCTGTTTGCACAAATCCCCAAATGGGATTTGAATTTACCACGTTTTTAATTAAACAAAATAACAAAATAAAAATTCCAAACCAAAACAATCCCGGTGCAATATCATTCTGAAATGTCATAGCAGTTGATGCGTCATGTATTTTCAATCCTCCTGACGAAATCGCCATAAAGAATTGAGCAGCCAACACGCCCACTGAAGTTCCCGTCAATAACATATTTCTACTAAATCTTTTTTTGTATGCCACAGTAATCGACCAAGAAATCCACACAAAACAAAATATAAAAACCAGTAAAAGAAATGTACCCAAATCCATAATATAAATCCTCAAAAAAAGAGGCTCCACCCAAATATGAATGGAACCTCTTTTCTTTGTTAAAGCCTAATTAATTTAGGCTTCTTCTGCGAGCTTCTTGAAGTAACTCAGAGACTCATCTTCCTCTTCACTACCCGACGCGGGTTCGTCATAAGTAGAAACCGGAAGTGGGGCAACATTATCTTCAAAGGCAGACTCAGAAACTACAGAAGAATTTCCGAGAACCTTATCCATCCGAGACTTCAACTCATCATATGACTTGAACTGGTCAGGAGCAACAAGTTCCTCCAGAGAATGCTGAGATTCCCAGACCTTTTCAAGCACTGCATCATCTTCCGACAATGCAGCAGCAGTCTCAAATTCAGACTTGTCATAGTTTCGATATCCGGCAACCTTCTTTGCCCGCAACCGAAAGTTTGCACCCTCCCAAAGATCAAAGGGATTCACCGGAGTTTCATCATCAAACTCGGGATGCATGACATCGTTGACCATATCAAAAATCTTCTTGCCAAACTGAAACAAGAAAACCCTTCCTTCGTTATCAGGATTTGCAGGGTCGCTCACTACATAAATGTTAGAAATGTATTGCAGCTTGCGCTTTTGCTTTCGTGCAATTTCCTTATTGGAATCCAATCCGGTATTCCAAAGATTGGTGTTATGTTCCGACACCGGGTCATTCTTCCCAATGGTGGTCAGGGAGTTTTCGATGTACCAACCACCCGGTCCCTGAAACCCATGAGAAAACATACGAACCCAAGGAAGGCTTTCACCCTTGGGCGCAGGAAGAAACCGAACGACAGCATGACCGTTCTGTGCCTTGTCT